CCGCTTTCTTTTCGCGGTTTGTGATTTTTGTTACAAAATCGTTTTTTTTCAAAAAATCCGTTCCTTTAGAAAGGGAACGGATCAAAAGCGCGTTCGGAATGCCGCGCGGCCAGTTCTTCGTTGCATAAGATCCGTATCCGTCAAAACCGATCTTGACGTTGATATATCCGTCTCGGTTTTCAAATTTTGAAATTCCGAAGCCGTTTAACAGATCTTTTTTCTGAACAGACGAAATCGAATCCAATTTGTACCCCGGCGCCATGTAAGGCGGCTTTCCGTCCTTGCCGTCTACAGTCGGCAGCTCATTCAGAGCTGCACGGATCTTCTTGTACATATATCCTGCTGCCGGATATACCGCCTGCTTAATGATCGGCGTGATCTTGGTTGCCGTTTTGGCATATTGCGAAACGATCAGATCAATTCCTTTTCCTACTTCCAAACGTGCCATCAGATCTCCACCTCGTATGTGTAATCAATGATCTCTTTTTCTGTGTCATACTCTACCGCGTTTAGTGCATAAGAGATCCGCGCCGCGTTGAACGCCGATTCCAGTTTTTTCAGCGTTTCCGGTATCGGGCGTTTTGAAAACACATCCACAGAAAAGCGCATGGAATATTGCTGCTTTTGATTATCCCCGGCAACTTCGCTGCCCTCGCCTTCCGGCTGCCACACGATATAGGGATCAGCGCACGATCCTGTGGGCGCGTAGTATTCCGAAACATGCTCCGAAATACTAAGCAGGGCAGTTACAAGAATCTGTGATTTCATAGCAGGAATCCATCCTTTCCAGCGTTAGTTTTTGAAACAGCACGCCGTCTTCTCTGTACGTCTGGATCATTCCGATGCGCACCTGCTGTCCATTCTCAAAAACGGCTACGTCATTGACTTTGATTTTTCGGTCAAAATAGATATCAACAACGCTGTTGACTTCCACACCTGCCTGCTTGGCGGCATAAAACCGCGTTACACCGAATGTTGAAAAACTGAAACGCACCGCCGTTTTAAAACGCAAAGCGTCAGACGGCATTGCACCGCCCAACGCTCCGTTTGTAACTTCGTAGATTTTTAAAACACCGTCATCAAGAGTTATCATTTGCGCTCCCGCCTTTCTGGGAAAACAGCAGATTGTTTAAAGAATACCGCAAAAAGCGGGGCATTGCTGTTTCCCCGCTTCCGCGTTTTCTGAAAAGATAGGCTGCATACTGAACGAGCAGCATGTCGCTTTCGATGGTATCGCTTAAAACGATGCCTTCCCGTTCAATCTGTGCTTTCGAAAAATCCAAAAGGTTGAGAAGATAAGCGTCATTCGAATCCGTCATCATTTGCAGGTCGTTTTTTAAGATCTGCAATCTTTCTGCAGACGTCATTCCATCACCGCCTTATTCTCCTTTGGTGATCGCAACAGTATAAACGAGCTTTGCGTTGCCCTTGGTGACCGTGATCACCAGATTGTTCGTTCCGCTTGCGAATTTAACAGACTGATTGTTTGTAACAACCTTTCCGTTATATTCCATATCGATCTTCGCATCTGCAACGGCAGGAACCGCTGTGATCGCGCCGTTCGTGCCTGCTGCCGTTACGGTGTAATTGTATACGGTTGATTCAAAAGACGGCGACAGAGTCTCTGTGCCGATCGTGATGCCTGTCAAAGACGCGTTGTTTGCTCTATCACCGGCAAAGGTGGTGGAAGTCTGCGGCGCCGCGCCGATACCGATTGCAACGAATGCTTCCGGGATCACCGGCTGTCCGTCATAGCGTGCCGTGGCTTTGAACACAACCTGATCCTCAATGAATCTGCATTCGTCAGATCTCTCAACAGTAGCGCCGTCACGCTCAGTGAGATCGTACAGTTCGCCATAACCGCCTATGATCGTGCCGTTTGGAATGATCTTATCGGAAAGCACCTCAACAGTGCCGCCGATCACCGGCATCTCACCTTCCACGAAAGATACAAGATGACCCTCAGCAGAAAAGTTCAAAGCCTGAATCTTGACTTGCGTATAGGTTGAATCGTTCATCGCCCAGAACTTGTTGCCACGCGCATAGCTGCCGTTCGCAAGTCCGGCTGCTTTCATAAGTTCCTGGAAAAACGCCAGACCGGTCTTTCCGCTGTCAATCGTAACAAGATGATCCTGCAGATCTTTCCAAGGTCTTGCAAAAGTTGGATAGTCACTTGGCTGCCCTGTCTGCGCAAGTCTGGTAACGATACCGAGCGGCATCTTATTTCCAAGGCCGTAAAGGATAGCCTTATCAATTCCGATCCCTTCAGCAACAAGCAAGCCTTCGATGATCGCCTGGGAAAGAACCGGGTCAGAATCCTCCAGCGTAGCTTTGCAAATCGGTACGAATCCGGCGATCTTATATCCGTCAAGTTCAATTCCGTTAAACGTGAAGTTCAACTCATTGATCGCACCGCACATCTCCGTCCATACAGCCTCCGGGATCTCACCCATGATCACCTGACGCGCCCTGCCTTTAAGCGGGATCGAACGAACGTGGCGAAGCAATTTTGAATAATCCATCACGTTTTCGCGGATGATATCCAGAATCGTTGTGGGAATGTTCAGCTCTGCGCCGCTGACCGCTCTGTTTTCACTGGCGGCCGCCTTGCCCATTTCTCTAAATCGCTTTAAGAACTGCTGCGTTTCCTCGTTTTTGAAGAAAGCATCGCGCTCTTCCATGGTTAAATTGAAAAATTTTGATCTGTTCATCTTTTTTGAAATGCTCCTTTCTGTTGGCACCGGCTCAGCTGCCTGCCCCGGTGCGGGTTTGTTCTCAATATCTTTGATTTCACCATTGATCTTGTCTATATCTGCCTGCGCGGACTGAATGTCCTGCTCGTTCTTCTCCTGATCCGCATCGATCGCATCGATCTGATCTTCAACCGCCTTTCTCTCTTCATCGGTTGAATTTTCGTTCAGTTCATTGAAAGCGGCTTCCACTTCTTTCGCTTTCGCTTCCAGATCTGTGCGCCTCTGCATGAATCCGTCAAGATCCTGCTGCCGTGTTTTCAGCCTGCTGCGCAAAACTAAAACTTTTAGTGCCATTGCTTAAACTCCTTTAATTTTGTTTAATTTTTCTGCGGTCTTTGATTTCCAAGCCGCAAAATTTCTTGCTTTAAATTTTTTCAGCTGCTCATCCCGCTGTTCTGCGTTCCGCTTGTAAATCTCCGTGCCTTCATAGGCGGGAAACGTACAAGGCGAAACTTCGTAAAGCGGGAAAACGGATTTAATATCATCAACTATCGTGCCGTCGTCCTCGTAAGTGGTCTCCAGCTGCTCGATGTCAAACCCGAATGAACACCCGGTAACGTCTCTGCGTTCGATTCTGGCAACGCCGTCCATGCTTGCGCTGTCTTTCTGGTTGATCTCTACCGAAGCAAAAAGGCCGATTTCATCTTCCCTGAAAAGTGCCGTTCCGTTTGAACGTGAGCCCATGACGATGTCGCTATTATGGTTCCAAAGGACTTTGATCTCGCCGCCGCTTTGCAGATAGTTTCGAAAAGCGCCCGGGCTGATCTTTTCTTTCCAGCCTTTGCAAACCTCGTAGAATTCGTTGAACTTTGCGAAATAGCCCTCGATCACCGGATTGCCGTTCTCATTTTCGCGCACTTTGAAATCGCGCATATTAAGAATTCGATGTTGCAGAATCATCACCCCCATTCAGTTTTTTTTGATCTCCTATCATTCCCTGCGGAATGTAGTTTTCAAGAATCACAAGCTCGTCAAGTCCATCCTTCGGGTCAAGGTTTGTCCAGTCACGCACTTCATTACCCGTCATAATGCCCCTTGTATACAGATTGGCTCCCACCGTCGAGAGCTCAGAGATGTTATACGCATACAGAGAACGCGAATTGAATTTCACATACCATTCCGGTTTCAGAATTAACTTCTTTGTGAATTCTTGCTCTAATATGTTGCAGATCTGCCGGATCTTCGTATTGATGAAGTTATTCCATTC